CTTTATTTGCCCCTAAATTATTTTGTATCTTCTTGCATTATTTACTTGACAGGTACACCTCCAAGGTGTACAATGTATCTAAAGGTAAGGAAAACAAAACACAGGAGGCAAGACGATGAAATACACGGCAAGGCAAATACTAGATGGAAGCGGAAATTGGGCAGTATGGACAGGCAAGGAATATTGGATTGATACAATAACGTCAGATAAAAAAGAAGCAGAGATTAGGGCCTGTACAATGTCGGCAAGATGGCATCAAGACCAGATGACCTTAATACATAACAAACTTGAAAAGCTAGACCCTGAAAGTTTTGATGATTTATATAACAGAGATTCACACGGATATTTAGCATAGGAGAGTTATGAAAACAGTCAAAAGAAAACAATTATCTAATATCAAAATGGCTTCGGGTAATGAGAAGAAATACTCAAAGGTTATATTAGATGGACAAGTAAAAGAGTGGATGGGTATTGGTTGGATTACATTAGGCAAAGCAGAAAAATGTGATCAAAAGAAATATCCAGTTGTTATAGATTAAAAAGGAAACTATGAAACCCCCTAAATGTAAATCATGTGAAAGACCATTGCTCCTTGAATGCTTACGGAAAACCTGTAAGCACCAATGGCATCCAGGGGATAAGACCGAAGAGGTTTTTATGTGTCCTCTGTGTAAATGTCCTCGGATAAAAGTAATAAAAGATAAATCTCCTAAAGAATAAAACGGTGAAGAGTGGAAGCCTACGAAGTCATAAAGCGTAATTTACCCTCCTTTCTCCCCCCTCCTGATTTGACTACTTCGGAGTGGGCGGATGATCGCAGAGTTATAGTGGGTGGCCCTCGTCCGGGTAAGTGGAAGACGGATAGACTGCCACAGATACGGGAGCCTATGGATGCTACTAGCGACCCTGCTATTGAGGGTGTGGTCATTGTCAAGCCTACGAGGAGTGCAGGTACGGAGATTATTAATAATGCCATAGGGCGTAGTATTGACATTGAACCCCGCGATATTCTTTATGTCCAGAGTACCGATGAGATTTCCCAAAAGTATTCCACTGAGATATTAATGAAGAGGGTTATTTTACCGACCCCGGCTTTGCGTGAGAAGATAATCAATAGACTCCGGGGGCGTAAGGTAACGGATAAGATAACGCAAAAGAACTTCCCCGGTGGGTCGATACACATGGTGGGCGCTAAGTCAGAGCATAAGTTTACGATGGTTGACTACGGTATGGTTATCTTTGATGACGTGGCTAAATACGAGGATATTAAGTCAGGCAATATTATTGAGTTGGGTATTGGTAGAACCAAGGGTATCCAGAGTAAGAAGATAGTTCTTGTCTCAAACCCCGGAACTGATGGCGAATGTATCTTACAACCCTACTATGAGAACACAGACCAAAGGCATCGATATGTTCCGTGTCCTCTCTGTGGTGAGTTTCAGGTCTTGAAGTTCGGAGGCAAGGATGAGAAGTTCGGCATTAAATGGGATGCAGAGGATGTCTGGTATATGTGCATCCATTGTCAGGGCAAGATACCAGAGCACGAGAAGATTAATATGGATGTAAAGGGTGAGTGGAGGGCGCACGCGGAGAGCAAGACGGCGGGGTGGGTGGGGTATAATATAAACCCCTTTTTAAATCCCTTCCAACCATGGAGGACAGAGTTCGTTGACCGTTGGTTGGCTTCTAAATCAGACCCGGCTAAACGCAAGACCTTTATCACAGAGAGACTTGGTGAGTGGTGGAAGCCATATAAAAAGGAATTGAGCGTTGACAACCTCTTTAACCGCAGAGAAGAGTATGAGGCAGATGTTCCACGTGGAACACTTGTTATTACCATAGGTGCGGACGTCCAGCCGGACAGGATAGAGTGCGAGGCTATAGGATATGGCAGGGATTACGAGAGTTGGTCTATTGAGAAGAAAGTTATCTATGGCAACCCTGCTGAGGATTCTATTGACGACGGGATATGGAAGGACGTTGACGACTTCTTTATGAAGACCTGGAAGCATGAAAGCGGGATTGAACTGGGTGCATCTCGATGCTTTATAGATTCAGGGGATGGGAATATCACGCAGAAGGTCTATGACTTTTGCACCCCTCGTGAAGTGCGGGGCGTCTATGCCTGTAAGGGTGAGAACAGATACGGTCAAGCCGTCTTCTCTAAGTGGTCTATGGTTAATAACAAACAGACTAAACTAGCCTTTGTCGGTACGGACACGGCTAAGGGCATGATTTATCCCTGGTTGGCTCTCAAGGAAGAGGGTGCGGGTTTTGTCCATGTATCGACTGCGGTTGAAGATAAAGATTATTTCCTACAGTTGACCTCTGAGTATTACGATAAGGGCAAGTGGCACATAAAGGCTGGCAGACGTAATGAGGGGATTGATATTCGGGTGTATAGTTTGTCGGCTCTCTTTTCCCTCAAACCTGATTGGGATGAGTTGGAACAGAACATGGGTGCTGACTCCTATGCTTACCGGGCGTGTCCGTCTTACAACCCCTCTAAGCATCTTTTAAAGAGCTTAGACTATAAAATTACAGAGAAGCCCATTATCGTCTGTGTTGATTTCAATACCGACCCCTGCGTGTGGATGTTGGCGCAAGCAGATGGTTCCCAAGTCAAGGTGTTTGATGAGATAGTTATGAGGGGCGCGGATGTCGTGAGAATGGGGAAGGAACTGAGAAAGCGATACGCTAACCTGTTTAAAGCCAATAAGCAATTCATAGTCTATGGCAAGCCAGAGAATAAGAGTGACTATGCCTTACTCGGAGAACTTGGATTGAGACGACAGGTGATAAATAAAAAGGCAGATATAAAGGCTGGGGTCAATGCGATCAATAACATGCTTGAAGGGATACAGGGAGAGGTGAGGCTAACCCTCCATCCAAAGTGTGTCATGCTTAAAAAGGACTTAGAGAGGGGGCAATGGACAGAGGACGGCACGAGTATTGACAAGGCTTCGGGGAGGGGTAACGCTCTCATAGCATTGTCTTATTATATCGGGGATGCTTTCCCTCTACGACAGGCAAGGGCTAATCCTAATAGGAAGTTTTATAAATAAAGGAGGGGGCATGATTAAAAAATGTTGTAAATGTGGCGAAGAGAAGGAGTTGGAGGGGTTTGGTAAAAAGCAGCTCGGTAAGTATGGGGTGACAAGTTATTGCAAATCTTGTACATTAAAAATGTATAGCATAGATAAGGAGAGTTTATCTGATAATTATATTATAGGGTTATTGATTAAAAATAACTCATTAAAAAGAAAGGACGTTCCTCTTAAATTAATTAGACTTAAACGAATAGATATGATGACAAAGCGGAAAGGGCTAGTTCCTGAAAGAGCAGAGTTTGATGTGTTGTTGCACTTAGATAAAATTAACCAGGGTTTATGTGAGGAGGGTAAATGACCGAAAAAAAAGATAGGCAGGGGGGGTTGACAGGTTCTGAAAATTATGCTATAAAGAGAGAGATAATAGAAATTTTAAAGCAGTTGAAGTATTTAACGGACAAGGCAAAGAAACTTTTTAGCTTAGTAGAAGATAAGAAATAGCCTAACCCTTAATTAATTGCAAAGGACAAAGGCCACTGTATAGGGATTCAGCCCCCTACGCGGTGGCCTTTTTTTATTATGACACTTGAAGAATTAAAACGAACCCACCCTGACTACGATGCCTACATAGCGGAATGGAACTTCTTTATCCGTTCTTATCTAGGCGGCAAGATGTACCGTGAGGGGGATTACCTCTTACAACACCCCTTTGAGAGTACGGAGAATTATAATAGACGTAAGGAAATAGCCTATTTTTATAACTACTGTGCTCCCATTATAGATATTTACGTATCTCATCTTTATAAAACCCCTCCTAAGAGAGACTACGGTGATTTAGCTGATGACCCATTGTTCGAATCTTTCTTAAAAGATAGTGACCTTGAAGGTTCTACTTTTAGTTCGTTCATGCGTAACGCACAAAGACTAGCTAGTGTCTATGGTCGGGTGTCTATAGTAATAGATAAACCCCTGGACACGGCGCAGACTAAAGCCGACGAGTTGGAGAATGATATTAGACCCTACCTCTCTTTGGTTACACCTGATAACGTCTTGGACTGGGAATTTGAAAGGGAACCTTCTGGACGTCAGGTTTTAAAGATGGTTAAGATCAAAGAGTCTAAGACTGAGTACCGTATATGGACTAGGCTTGCTTGGGAGCTTTGGACTATCGAAGAGGGCGAGAAAGAAAGTAATTCCGTACTTATGGATTCCGGCACACATGGACTAGGGGTTGTTCCTGTTGTCAATGTCTACAATAAATCCAAGATTACAGATATGATCGGTGTCTCTGACATCCAGGATATAGCCGATATAAATAAAAACATTTACTACCTCTGCTCTGATTCAACTGAGATTATTGAAAATACTGCATTCCCGATGCTGGCTGTACCTTATGAAAAGGGTAGTGAACAGGAGAAGGAAGTTGGCCCTCGTAATATTCTACAGTTTGACCCAACAGAACCAAACGCAAAGCCTTTCTTTATAGAAGCTCCCCATAGTTCATTGGC